TTGATGGACTTTATCTCAGAGATTGAGAAGAATACAGGTAAGGATGCTATTAAAAACCTCGCACCTAAACATCCGGCAGATACTCTGGAGACTTGGTCTAATACTGACAAGTTACAAGCACTTGGTTATGTCCCGAAGGTAAGTATCGCTGAAGGTGTTGAACGTTTCTATAAATGGTATAAAACTTATAATGGGATTAATTAATGTCTAGAACAATACCAGATGATGACCTCTCTCGATTCCGTATTGGAATCGTTGGGCATGGATTTGTCGGCCAGGCCGTAGAGTATGCATTTACTCATCCGTTGGTCGACTTTAACTACTATGACCCAAAATATGACACTAGTCTTGAAACTCTGAAGGAGTTGCCCGCAGACCGTCATCCTAAGTGTTTCTTTATATGTGCTCCCACACCGTCTAATGATGACGGCTCGGTAAACTCTTCTATCGTAGAGGCATCAGTCGTACAGTGTTTACACTATACAGACGCACTGGTAGTGGTTAAGTCTACAATTACACCAGAAGCAATTGACCGTCTTTACTCTGCGATGAATAGAGAACAAGTAGACCGTTTCGTTTATAACCCTGAGTTCTTGACGGAAAAGAATGCAAAGGCAGATTTCGTAAATGCTAAGTTCCATGTTGTTGGAGGTATGCCAACCGCAGCAAGAGAACTTATCGACGTATACGAAATCTTTGGTGGGTGTCAGTCAGATGACTATAGACGCATGACTGCATATGAGGCATCGTTTGTAAAGTATTCGATAAACTCATTTCTGTCTACCAAGATTACATTCTTCAACCAGTTATATGATTTGGTCAACCTATATGGTTGCAACTTCAACACCATCGTCCGTGCAGTGGGTGCAGATGACCGTGTTGGTATGGGACATACCCGTGTGCCGGGCTTTGACGGCAAACGTGGATTCGGTGGCGCGTGTCTACCTAAAGACACAAGGGCATTCTTAGACTTTTCCACACATGAGTTTGCAGACGGGACTACAACTAGTTTCGATTTATTAGAGAAAGTACTTGACATCAACAGTGCTTTTCGTGTACAATATGACCTTGATGAACGTGAAAAAGTTAATAACATTACATTTGTAGATTTTGGAGGAAATAATGTCAATAATGAACAAACTGAAGAAGAACTCAAAGATAAAGGAGACAGCGATACTATCGACGAGTAAATTCTTTACTGAGAAAGATATGGTACCGACCGACGTTCCGATGGTGAACGTTGCGTTATCCGGTGCAACAGATGGTGGTATCGCGCCTGGACTTACTGTCCTCGCAGGGCCATCAAAACATTTTAAAACGTCCTTCGCATTATTGATGGCGGGTGCATACCTAAACGCAAAACCAGATGCGGTCATGTTATTCTATGATTCCGAGTTTGGTTCTCCACAATCATATTTTGAACAGTTTGGTATTGACACGAGTCGTGTACTACACACGCCTATCAAACACGTGGAAGACCTGAAGTTTGATTTGATATCTCAACTAGAAGAGTTGGAACGTGATGATGACGTTATCGTTGTTATTGACTCAATCGGTAACCTTGCGTCTAAGAAAGAACTTGACGATGCATTGGCTGAAAAAGGTGTTGCGGATATGTCACGTGCGAAAGCACTAAAGGGTCTGTTCCGTATGGCGACTCCGTATCTTGCAATGAAGAACATCCCGATGTTAGCAATCAATCACACTTATAAAGAGATTGGTCTGTTTCCAAAAGATGTTGTAAGTGGTGGTACTGGTATCTATTACTCTGCCGACAATATCTGGATTATCGGTCGTCGACAGAACAAGACTGGTACAGAAGTTACTGGTTATGATTTTGTAATTAACATTGAGAAATCTCGTTATGTGAAAGAGAAGTCCAAGATTCCAATCTCTGTATCTTGGGATGGTGGTGTTGAGAAGAACTCTGGTCTGCTCGAAGTCGCATTGGCGGGTGGATATGTTATCAAACCAAGTAATGGTTGGTACTCTCGTTGTCATGGTACTGAAGCCGAGGACAAGAAGTTCCGTACCAAGGACACTTTGTCCAATGAGTTCTGGGCACCTATTTTTGAAACAAGTGACTTTGCTACATTCCTACAGAAGACTTATCAGATAGGATATCAAAGCGAAATTAATCCTGAAGCTATCCTTGAGGAAGTGGTATAATGAAAGAACTAGATTTAGATAAACCGTCAGAGAACTTAGACTATAAATTAGTTCCTGTTATTGTGGAAGGTGTTGACGGGTGGAACGTTGATTTACTACGCGCACCCTACAATGATGTAACCATCCGTTATAATAATGTTCGTATTAATGGTGATGAACAAAATATAACTTTCGACTTCGATGTTGTTGACACAGAAGACCCAACCGTGTATAATGTAGACAATGTTGACCTACAAGGGTTTGTAGGTGAAGTACTAGGTGATATTTTAGAAGCAGCCATCGAGACTGGTTCAATAAAGAAAAAGGATTCAAATGACGGACATCAATCTACAGCAGACGATTCTACGGAATCTACTGACTAACGATACCTATATGAGGAAGGTCGCCCCCTTCCTCTCTCCTGAATACTTTGAGGGTACGTACAAAAGTATCTTCAAAGAGTTCACTGCATATATCGCGAAGTATAATAATCTTCCTTCTAAAGAAGCTCTCAAGATTGAGATAGATGCTGAAGACAGAATGTCCGACGAACACTATCGTCACACTATGGATATCCTCCCTGACATCTTCAACTATATCGAAGAAGATTTGACGTGGTTGGTAGAGCGCACTGAGAAGTGGTGTCAAGACCGGGCGGTATTCAACGCAGTGATGGAGTCTATCTCTATCATTGACGGTAAACATCAAGAGTTATCCAAGAACGCGATTCCCGACGTATTATCAAAAGCATTGTCCGTGACGTTCGATACAAATATTGGTCACGACTATTTGGAGAATGTAGATTCTCGTTGGGACTTCTACAACATGGATGAGGAGAGACTGCCATGGGACTTGGATTATTTCAACCGTATCACTAAAGGTGGATTACCCAACAAGACCCTGAACATAGCTCTTGCGGGAACTGGTGTTGGTAAATCATTGTTCATGTGTCACGCTGCCGCAGCTGCAATGAGTCAGAATAAGAATGTTCTGTATATTACTCTAGAGATGTCTGAAGAACGCATCGCAGAAAGAATCGATGCTAACTTACTGAACGTCCCCATCGACCAGTTAGAACATCTCAGTAAAGATATGTTTACAGATCGTGTTAAGAAGGTTGCTGATAAAACTACTGGTAAACTTATTATTAAGGAATACCCAACTGGTAGTGCGCACTCAAACCACTTCCGTGCCCTTCTAAACGAATTAAAGTTGAAGAAGAAGTTCATACCGGATATCATCTTTATCGATTACCTGAACATCTGTTCGTCTTCTAGAATGAAGTCTATGGGCGGTGCAATCAACTCATATACATATATTAAGTCTATTGCAGAAGAACTGCGAGGTCTTGCTGTCGAGTTTGACGTTCCGGTGGTGTCCGCAACACAGACAACTCGCTCTGGTTATTCTAATGATGATGTTGGACTGGAAGACACCTCTGAATCATTCGGTCTACCAGCGACTGCTGACTTGATGTTCGCCCTTATTAGTAATGATGAACTGAATGCGAATGGTCAGATATTAGTGAAACAGTTGAAGAATCGATACAACGACCCCGGCATGAATCAAAGATTCGTCGTGGGTATCGACCGAAGCAAAATGCGTTTGTTTGATGTCGACCAAAACAATTCACCACTAAATAAAGAAGTAGATGATGGCCCAGTATTTGATAAATCTAACTCCGGCCAACGAATGTCTTCTGAGAAGATGAACTTTGACGGCTTCACTTTATAAGGAGTCCATAATGGATCCACTCGCACATACTGCATTTGTGTTAGTTGTAATGTTTATCGCTAATGTGATAGGCAAGAGAATGGGAAGGCAAGAAGGGATTAACGCAGCGGTCACTTACCTCTTAGAGATGGGTGTTCTTACCGACGAAGATTTAAAGAAAGCAAACGAAAGATTTATGGATGGAGATGATATTTAAGTATGAGTGAGGTGACTATTCGAAATAAGGAACTGTTAAGTATTCTTAATAGCTTTTCTGATGAGATGCTCTCTAAACCCTCATATGATGATGAGAAGTATTGGACGTATCACGAGTACGAAGATATTCATAAGGGGGAGTACTATACTTCCCGTGAGTACCTCGACGACTGTCTGTCCAGATACCCTGTGTTAGTGGGCCCACCAGATAGATACTTTGCACAACCCATATCCAAGATGGTACGAGAAGATAAGGAAATGTGGGGTGGATTTATGCAGAAGGTCAAGTATGACTTTGCATCGGAACTTGGTGCTCATACTTCTGCATTGCTTTCTTATTACCCGCCCGGTGGGTTTGTTGGTTGGCACACTAATTATGATGCGAATGCGTACCAAGTCTTATTCACGTGGTCTGAGACCGGAGACGGATACTTCGAGTACTATAATAAGAAGACTGACAAAATAACCAAAATACAAGACGTGCCGGGCTGGCAATGTCGACACTATTATTTTGGTGCGGGACACGAAGAAGATTTACACTGTTGGCACGCCGCCTATGCGGGATGTCAACGCATTACACTAGCATACAAGTTTGTAAATAATGGTAGTATAGATAACCCCGAAGACGCGCAAGCGAGAGCAATGCGTGATATGTTAATTGATGAAATTGAGAGTGAAGAATGAAAAATAATGATATCGTAACTGTAGTTACAGTAAGTGGTGAGTATGTCGGTCGTCTAGAAGGAATGAATAGTAATGGTACAGTTACTTTGAAAGACCCGCGCATGTTGATTCATGGTGAACAAGGTATTGGGTTTGCCCGTGGTGTCTGTATGACAAGTAAAGAGAATCCAGATAAGGTTTCTTTCCAACAGTACGTACTGTGCACAGAAACAAGTAGTGACTTTGCAGACGCGTGGTCAGAAGCAACTAGTGGAATAAAGTTGGTAGGTGCATAATGAGTCCGGAAGATAAAAAGAAAGTCGCAGACGCGATTCGAGAAATGTCTGACAGTATGTTGCGTATCGATGCTGAGAAAGATTTGATGAAAGACATCGTGGATGTCACCAACGAGAAGTACGAAGTAGATAAGAAACACTTCCGTAAACTCGCAACCATTTATCACAAGCAAAATCTTGAAGAACAACGTACAGAATCTGGTGAAGTGTTTGAACTCTACGAGGAGCTCTTTAAGTAATGTTGTTGACTGCGGGATGTAGTTTTGTCTGGGGTGACGAGCTAGAGGGGTTTGATCAAGACCCACCTACTCACTGGGAACTTACCTTCACCTCAATACTCTCTAGGAAGATGGGTCTAGAATACGAGAACCGTGGTGTCTGTGGCGCATGTAACGAAAAGATATTTCGTGAGGTCACGGATTTTCTGCATCAAAACCCTAACAAGATTACCCACATGGTTGTCGTGTGGTCTGCTTGGCAACGTTCAGAACTTGTTGAATATATGCCAACCGGCCGGGATGTCGAGATAGGTCGTCAAACTGACACTACACAATTCTCTCAGTTGCGCACCGAACTGATATACAGTCCAGAAAAAAGAGTCGCGATAAAGCATTGGTTTAATACTGCATACGACTCGAAGACGGACATCATGCACACTATCAGTAAGATGAAAGCTTTAGAATTAATATGCGATGCCGCAGGGATACAATTAATTCAGGGAGTGTTCCATAAAAGAAACTGGTCTAATGTTATGTCCATATTGACAGACCAACACCCAGACGATGCATCTAAAAAAATTCGCGAAACCGAACTTCGTATAGATTCTACGCCCGATTACAAAAAATGGTTGTTAGATTCTATAGGGTCTTTAAAAACAACTAGTCGTGTTGGTATGGGTAGAGGTAGAGATCTATACTCTATATGTAGAGATATTGATGACATGAAAGAGTATGGTCATCCTGGCGAAAAGACTCAAGAAATATTCGCAGAGTTTTTGTACGAAACTTTTACAAAGTCAAGTTAATAATACGTATAAATAAATAAGTATTTACAATAACTGTGGA